TGTTCTCTACCGATTGAATCGGTGACCCCAATCCGAATGGGGGCATCCGTCAGTCTTGATTGTACAGCGTCTACACGTAATCCTAAAATTTTGCAAACATCCGCAAGGCAAAATAAAGGGTTCTCACTTGTCCCGGCTACTCTCACTTCACCGAAACGATCGTTCTCAAAAATTTTAATTGCTTCCATATCTTAAAATTTTAATTGTTCAAAATATTTTCTCCCGCAATTTTAGCCATAAGATCAAAACGACTTTGTTATTTTGATTACTTCGGCACTTCTTAATGAAAAAACCTCCCCGACACGAGCCACAACACATCGTATCAAGGAGGCTGTTAGCGACCGCTGTCGCCCAATATCTTCCTAGCCTGTTGTGGTAGGCTGACCAGTAAAAACAAAAAGAGCCACACCCCATAGACGTGACTCTATCGGGTATGGCTCTAAGGCTCTACTGTCTTCTTATATGTCCAGCAAATATAACTAGAAAGAATAAGAAAAGCAAGTTTTACGCTCAATTCATCCTCGATCTCTTGTAATTCTCGAAATCGATGCTCTTGCTACCCTTGGATATGGTTTTAGATAGCTTGCCTATCTCTTTTTTTATCTCATTATTAGCCCTTATTATCCCTTCAGCGTCGAAATTATTGACGATCTGAACCGGCTCGCCTTTCTTATTGTGGGTAAGCCAATACGTGTTATCCACGAAGCGGCTAAGGAAAGCCGGATCATTGAGATCTGGAACAACCTCGGCTCCCGCAGGCAATGACAGCAGGGTGGGCTTATCCGGGGTAATGTACGCTTTATCTCCTACCAATACCGCCTCGCTACGGCCTCCATCGCCAACGATAGCCAGACCGCCGGGGTGATTGTCGGTACCATGGGCGTATTTGGGGATGGGCTGGGCTATGATCGTGGCTAGTTGCACGGCTCCGGTAGCCGCTATCATCGCCGCAAAGATAGCTCCAGCGATAGGTCCCGCATCTTTGTAAGCTACCATTATCGCTTGCGCTGTGGCCGCAATAGTTTGAGCTATATCCATCGCCTTCTGGAACTTCGCCTGTCTAGTCTGCAACTCAGCTTTTTTCTTCTCCAGTTCCTTGTTCTTGCGGCTGGTCTCTTCCTCCGCCGCACGCTTGCGGGCCTCGGCCTCCTCTGTCGTTATTATATCTTTCTCGGCAAGAGCGTCTATAGTCTCAACCTTAGCGTCATACTCCTCTTGGTTGGCCTCTATTTCCGCATCTACATTATCTATTTGACGCTGGAATAATGAATTACCGATTGATATGATAGCAGAGATCGATTCTTGTATCAAGCGCTTTTTAGCCTGTTCTACTTTTTTTCGCTCCTCTTCCTCTCTTTTGGCATCCTCTATGATTTTATCGCTGGTCTCTTTCGATAACTGAACACGGAGGCGGGCGATCTCCTTCTCTTTCTCTAGCCTCTCATCGCCTTCAAACAAATAAAGATTTGATTCAAGTATACTTAATTGACTTTGTAATGACTCCATAGCATACTGATGCTCCAGATCCGATTTCTGTTTCTCATACTCTTTTTTCTTGATAATCCCTTGCTCATATTGTTTAGTCAAGGCATTAAGCTCTTCGTTTATCTCTATCTGTCTTTGAGAAAGGAATATTTCATTTTGAGATTGTTGCGTTGACATCAAGTTTTTATAATAATCTCTATAGAGATCCTGCCTTTGTTTATTGTATTTATCGACAATCAAAGACTTATCCTGTTCAGTCTTATCAGCCTCTTTTAATTCCTTATCTCTTTGCAATTGTAATATGACTAGACGGGCATTAAGCTCATCCATGCTACCTTTTTCTGCAATCGCAAGACGATTTTGAGCCTCATCATTAGCCCTTTGCTCCGAGATCTTACGGTCGAATTCCGCCAACTTCTTACTTCTCTCAGCCTCAATAGCCTCGATTTGCTCATTAACCCTTACGCCTTTCGTCTTTACGTCGTCGATACGTTTTTGGAAAGATTGCTCCAAGAGAAGACGGTCTTTCTTATACCCCTCATCCATCACATTAAGACGAGCCTCCTGAATATTCCGTTCGGCCTCCATCTCTAATTTCTCCCTACGCTTGGCCTCTCGTTCTATTTGTTCCTGCTGTCGTTTAAGTTTCTCCTCGTTAGAGTATAGTTGAATATCGGAATTGCCTAATATTTTATTTTCTTCCTCTCTCAATTTAAGCATAGCATTCAGATATATGTTTCCCGCCTTTTCAGCCTCCTTACCTTCCTTTTCTATAGAATCAGCCGCTTTGCCGGCTTTAGCTAAAGCTTCATCTGACGTATTGTAAAAGACTTCAAATCTATCAGTCAAAAATAATAGAGATTGAGCTGTTGGATCTAATACCTTTGTAAGATCAAACCTATCCCAAAACGTAGGATTTTTTCTTCTGTTTTCAGCCTCGATTTCCTTTTGTAACGCTTCTGTGTATTTTTCTTGAGCTAATTTTTGCGCAGCTGCCGCTTGTGCCCTTAATGACATAGCATTAATAAAGGTCTCCGTATTATCTACTAGCAGATTCTCAGCATCATTAACATCCGTAACTGACACATCTAATTTCTTAAACTCAGAGGCATTGTCGATGATAAATTGCTTCTGCTTATTGAGATTACCTCCTAAATTATTCCATTCAGCTTGCAGGTTTCGTAATGTGACTATATTCTCACCGTATGATGATGTCGAGTTCTTTAAAGCCTTGGCATAATCCCCGGTGGATGAATTCAAGTCTCTCTGGGCTTCCGAAGCGGCCTTAGCCGAGCTAGAGGATGACAATAAGTTTTTACCCCACTCAACGATATCCTTACCATATACGGTAAGTAGAGTTATACCAACCGACAACAAGGTATTCCAAGACAAAGCGGACTTAGCTATTTGCTTCCACACGGGAACACCTTTCAGTCCCTCCTCCCGTAAGGCGGCGTTCTCCTTCCTTATCCGAGATATTTGGTCGACCAATATAGGGATATTGTTAGAGATAGCGAGAAAGCCGGTCTGGAGAGATACCGAGAATGCGGGAAACTCACGGGTTAATTGATTGATTGCGTTTCCCATTCCATCCCATGTGGAGACATAATTACCCACGTTTCTCTGATGCTGTCCCAGACTTTTATCAACAGATTTTACCTGATTGTCCAAAGCCGCTATATTCTTTTGTAACTCTACTCCTAACTTGCTGTTAGCGGCTTCCGTGGAAAGCATCCTATACGCCTTTCTCAGCCTCTCCAATTGCAACGATTGCTCTTGATAACTATCGTTGGCCGAGTTGATCATTTTTGTCTCATTCGTAAGAATGTTCAACAGCTCTCTCAAGGATTCTCGATGAAGCAATTCAGACCTTACCAGATCCTGCCTCTTTTGCACGGCATCTTTAGTTGAGATAGCCCCGCTTTTCTCCATTTTATTCAATTGGCTTTTCTCCTTGGATAGTTGGGCCAATATCGTCCTTTCTTGAGCGACCCTGCGTATATTCTCCTCCCTAGATCCCAATGTCTGGTCAATGAGTCCCTTCAATTCCTGACTTATGACAACCTCTTGTTGCTTGGCTTTCATGGTCTCCGAGATAGCGTTTGATTCCTTGGCTATGGAAGAGGATGATTGATCTAAACTATTTTGAACTTTCCCAGCCGCTTCCGCATATCTCTTGTTAACCTCTATCAACTCATCAATCTTTCTCTTGTACTGGTCATTGGTCTTATTGAGAGTGTCAATTGTGCTTTTAAGCGCTGATACATTTTTCTTGTACTCCTCGATCTTGGCGTTCAACTCTGACAAGCTTGAGGGATTTATCGTCAACCCTTTCCCTATCTCTTTTACCAACCCGATATAGACATTCTGCGTATCCGCTAATTTCCTATCCAGACGCTCCAGTTGATCAAACGCCTCTTTCCCTACTATATCAGTGATCTTAGTCTCGTTTCCCGCCATAATTCCTCATGTCCTCTAATTGGTTAAACATAATCCTTATCATATTCCCGTACTCGGCCGCAGTGAACGTGTCAGGATCGATACGCATCTTGAAATAGGTGGACACGATCATTCTCTCACGGGTGAAATCTTTATCCTTGGGGTCTACCACCTTAGACTTGTTCCTATCCAGAACGCTCAGGCTATATTTCACCTGCGACATCTTGGACTGGATTCTCTTTTTAGCGACGATCAGATCTTGCTCTCCCGGCTCCTCCGGCATGCGGATACCTACCCTGCCAAGAATATCCGAAGCGTCAGCGTACATCATAGCGTCTATCAAATGATCCGCTGACTCCAACAGGATAAGCTTGATATTGCAATCCACCACCCTTGACCTATCCTCTATCTCGATAGCGATATTCTTGTTCCCGGTTATAACGGAATACTCGTCGATAAGCCCCATCGCCGCTTTCCTTAACTCCCCATCGGTGGGCTTGGTCCTCCCTCCTTTTATAAGGGCGTTAAGATTTCCCTTGTACATCTCGATGAACTTGCATAAGGGTATCTCGTCGCATGTCGTGTATATATTCGCCATACTACTTATAAATAATGGATATATTCAACAATATCGCCTTTAGACACCATGGCATCTAAAGGCTCGAAGGCAAACGTGCCATCCGTTTTACGGATAAGCACGTAAATGCGTTTATCGGAAACGGCCATCTTGATAGCCAGCCTCCTTATGTTCTCGTATGTGGCCATCGCCCTGTTCTGCGAGGCGCAATTGCACGGCTTTATCATTTGAACCCGTATTTCTTGAATAACTTATCCAACGCGGGAACAACCCGCTCCTCAATCAAATAAGCCCTAGCCTCCGGGGTCAAACCCAGATGACCGGGGCCGTATTTCTTCTCTAAAGCGTCGTCACCGGCATAGAAACCGATGGATCTCGTGACTATCTTGCCACCATCCTTGCCGCCTTGCACGATCGGCGTTATACTGGCGTGGTAATCGCCCCGTATGATAAGGTTGGGGGTGTTAGGGTCCCGTGGCGGAAGATGGAGTATGTCGGAGGATCTAGGTGGGGTTATGCTTTCCTTCATCGCCTTGTACCATCTGGCCTTGGCCCTCGCCGCCTTTGGGGTCTTCGTCGTCTCCACGAAATACGGGTCATCCAGATAGGTAGGCTTCAAAGGCTCCTTGTTCTCGTCTAGCCCGGACATGAGTTGATCAGTGATCAAGTCATGGATCAATCCCTCGCTCTCCCTCAAGCTGTTCGTAACCTCCGGCCAGAAGTTCTTCTCCAGCGTCCTCACGGCGTTCGCCACTCCCGCTATCGTCCCCATGGTTCCTCTCCATTATATCATAAGCGTCACCTAATATCCTCCTTCGATCCGCCATTCCCCGGTCGAGGAAGAAAGATCCCTCGTGAGCCTTCACGAAAGCCTTCCTTCCCATACCTAGACAAGCTTCATCATTGAACGATACCCCGTTTATGACCATTGCTCTATACCTTTAACATCCTCGGTGTATAACTCGGATGGTCTCTTGAGCGCGGGAGTACCGGAGGACGGGGTAAGAGATAACGTGCCGTCATCGGGATTATACGTGGCGGCTGTCACGTTATTCCACACGGAGGAGGAACCTAATAGCGTACCGTACATCTCTGTCAAGTCAAAACCGCCATAATGCTCCACGACCTTGTACTTATTCTCGCCTGTAGCCAATTTCTTGACATCCACCCAGACCAATCCCTTCGCCTCGTCCAAGATATCGATATCGCTGGTGAAAGATATAGCGTTCATCCAAGCTTTCTCAACGTCCTTATAAACAAGGTTGATCGTAAGCGAGGCGTTCTCTCCGGAGCTCTTGAACCTCTGTCCGCCCGGATAAACGGCACCGAGCTCATATCCCTTGAAATCACCTTCCGTATCAGTCTTCTCGCCATATACGACATTATTCTTGTCGATGAAGATCACCCTCATGCTCTCGTTCTTGAGCTTCATGAGATTGGTTCGCAAGCCCTCGTCATAATCGTTCATCGTGTAAGTCTCGACAAGCTCGCTATAACCCGTGATCTTGGACGAGCCATAACCGGTAGCCGATGTCTGGGCCTCCCCTCCGGAAGTGGCGTACTCAGCGATCGTCGAGATCGGATAGACACGGTTCGGACGGTCGGCGTGGGCGTACTCTCCCAGCTTCGTGTCAAAATCGGATATCTTGAACGTCATACCTACCGGAGTGAGTATGATCGCCTTGATATAGTCGGGAACGAACGGACACTTGCTCGTGCCGGTATTGAAAATCTCGGAACCGCAGTCCCTGAACATTTTTACTGCCATAATTATCTACATGTTTTATTCTTAATAATTAATTCCATACCGGAGATATCAATCCCGTCGAACAAGTCCTTGAAAGGAGTCTTCCCGTCCGATCCATATACGCCACGGCTCCCGTAACGCATATTATCGGATTTCGTGTGGCTCACGAAAGATCTTGAACCGGTATCGAATCTACGGTCTTTACTTATCTCGTCAATCAATATGTCATACAATGGATAAAGAAGCCCCTTGTATGATATCTCTAGACGCTGCTCGTTGCTGTAATCCGACAATGTCCGGGTCGCTAACAATATATCCACTGAGACCGTGCAATAAGTATCAGGATCGTCCCTAACCTCCTTGAAGGGAGTGAACAACGCCAGTAAAGGGTATCTGTCCCTCTCGGTGAACCTCGACTTGCTAATAGTCTCCATGGCCTTGGATATATAAGGCCAATCTCCGAAAAGATAATTTACCAGCACATTCCTGCCCAATCCGGTCTCAACCCCAAGCCGGTTCCCTACCTTTACGCTTATATCCTTGAATATATCCACCAGATTTGTCATATGCCAAATTGATTTATCGTTTCCAGCATATCATTATCGAAAAAATACCCTCCGTAATCATCACGATGATCAAAGAGCCACCTCGACAGGTAATCGTTCATATACACCATCTGGTTCCATGCGTCAATCATCTTCCGGTTACAAGGGACAATTTTAGCGTCCGCCTCCGTGACTCCCACAGGAGTAGCCTCCAACTGATTCCTTCTAAGATAGAAGAAATAGATATAGTAAGCTATAGGAGACTCGAGCGTCCCTCCGGCATCATCGACCAATACCTCCATTAGATCCAGCCATCTCCTCTCATCCGCCTTATCCGGATCTTTCTCCAACAAGTCCAAGAAAGACACGAAAGCGTCCGCGTTATCCTTTCCTAGAATTTGCCTATAAAAATCCCTCTCGAACTTGGCGGCCAACGCCTTGAACTCCGAGTTTATGGCCTCATTCGTGAGGCTTGGTACCCCGCTGGAGGGCACCAAGCCGTCTATATGAAGATCACCAGTGAAATATGTCTCATCGATCAACATAACGGTTTATTTTGATCTCTTGGAGCTATTGAGCAACTCTGTCATTCCATACTTGGAAATAGCCTCGTCGATCTCCGAGGTTGATAATATCCTCTTGTCGTTTATGAACATGATCGCCAACGGCAATGACACAAGATCTTTGTCTCCCACATTATGGTATTTCGTTTTCTTTGCGTAGGTGATCTCATATACTTCGGCCAGATCCAACTTATACCCCTTGGCCGTCCCAATCTCGGTTCTCTTTCTTTTCATATCTCTATCTTTTATAGTTTAACTTTCCAATCCTGAGCTATCGCTTGCCGGATTAGCGTCAATGGCTTCCTTGATCGTGGAATATTTACCTTTCACGAAAGCCGTCAAGTAATTAGACTTGATATAAGCAAGCAATCTCTTCTCACCAACCATCGTCACCTGATTCTTCTGGAAATCATCGTTAACCCAGCCGAAAGTGATACTCAACGGCTGATAGTCCCGGATATTCAAATAGCGGAAATCCCCAATAAAAAACTCGTCCTCGGTAATAGTGGTGGACGGCTTGATCTGTACGCCCGAGATCAGCGATCCGTCTTGCAACGTAAACGGCGGGAATAGGTAAGCGCCATTGGCATCTTTGGTAAGTTTCATGTTCGCCAAATCAACTGGATTCACACGAACTAAATTTGGGGTGTAATTACGTTTCGATGTCGATACGATCTGAGTATAAGCGGCCACGATAGCGTCAAAATTATTAGGACGAGCTACTTTTAACGAGGTAAGCGAATACTCTGGAATGTCGGAGAAAACACCCTTGATCTCTCCGTTGGAGCCAGAACCGAACAATATACCCTCCTCCTCGGCTACACCGATCTTATAGATGATCTCACTTCTTATCTCGGCCACCAACTGAGGTAGATCCGTGATGACCTCATCCGTCACCGTAGCGGTTAACGCCACCTTACCAGCGGTTATGCTTTTCTCCTCAATAGAAGCGGTCATGGAAGGCTTCAATCCACCCTCAGGAACCCACTCCGCATCCCCTGTAGAATCCTTAAGCTGGGTATAAATAATAGTACGGGCATTGATCGTTGCGACATTGGCGAACTGACGAAGCTCGCTTTCCGCCAATGGGGATGTAGAAATAGATGGATCGAATACAACACCCGGGCTCATTGGAACGCCGGTCGTGGTGACAGTCGATGTAATGGGGGTATTAGCCTTCACGTTAGGGATAATGGTTATGTTCAACTTATTTCCCGGCATTGACTTGCAAGCCGATTTCAAGTCCACGACCTCACGTCCATTATGATCCTTGCTGATGTAAGATTTCAATTGATCCCTTACCTGATCCTCTAATCCCTTGATCTTAAATCCACCATCCGGGGTTTTCTCCATGACCGCCTTGATCTTAACGAGCTCTCCAAGAACTTTCTCCTTGAAAGTGTCAAAGTCCTTCTTGTCGATCTTATCGGACAATACGTTATCATTCAAATCTTTCATGGCTTCGGTTAAGCTCGTAAGCTCCTTGACGTACTCGCTTTTAGGAAGAGCGTCCTTCAAGAACTTCATATTTATCTCCTCTAACTTGTCGTCCAAGCCCTTGATGAATTTCTTTTGATCCTCATCCATACTTTCCAGATCAACAAACCCCAGCAACCCTAGACCGGCCAAAGACACCACGCTTGTGTCTGGAGACAACATCGATAACACTAACGTGGCGATAGCGAATACCGCCATCAACCAGCAATACTTCTTGTTTTTCAAATAACCTCTCATTTTGTTCTCTTTTTTTGATTATTAATTGAATTTTATATCGAATAGACTCTTCCTTGCATGTTCGGCTCCCTTTTCCTTGAGTGGATTTCCCATGGAGTCTTTTCGGCCCCTCTCCGGCTCAAGACTAGCGAGTGCCCATACCTTTCCGAATAATTCTTGCATCCTTGATCTCTTGGAGACAGACATGGTGATCAACTCACTATCGATATCCTCCCTAAGTTTTTCGATACGATCGGCTATATCATCCTCAGACTTGAGTCCTGTATACTCCGTCATGCCATTACACCCTATGGATACCGGGGAAATCTCGTATAACACGACCTCCTTGACGATATAAGCGTCCATCTTATCATCGTAATCAATCTTGTCCCATACATACGAGTACCCAAAGCTGAATTGATTGATAGTACCAGATTCCATTTGCTTTATAGCCCTATCCCCTAATGGTATATCGTCAATATCGGCCTCGAAATAAAGTCCCTTATCATCCTCGATGAGCTTGGTGATACGACCTATAGGCTCACTCATATCGTGCATCCACAGCAGGATGATCTTATCGTTCGCTTGGCTATCGGGGCCTCTCTCGGCTATGGATTTAGCGAAGCATCCCTTTATCAAGATATCATCCGCCTTGTCCTTAACGCCAAAAATAGCGGCGTATCCGCTGATCTTACGGCTATCCAACGCCATTTCCTTCACGTCGAAAGGAAGCCTCTTATATTGCTTCCCTATTGTTCTCTTCTTGACTTTCATTACTGATTTCCTCCTTGTTGTCTTTAAAATCCCCCTCTGGATCATCGGGGTTTATGTCCATGTAATTAGCGATCTCTCTTCTCGCCTCCTGCATCGTTATCAATCCCATGTCGTACAGATCCTTCGCCGATGTGGAAGACGTAGAAAACGCTTGAGCGGAGCTTAGCTTGTCCTCCTGCAAGCAAGATATATGCGAGTAATCCAGCCTTATCCTCATTCCATCATAGGCGATATTCTCGGTAAGGATCTCCGTGTAGTTCTCAGAGTCGGGTATGATCAAGTCTTGATAAGCGGCGGTCTTGGCCTCCTGCAAGTTGGCGAACTTGCTATCCGGCATCAAGACGTTAGGATTAAGGCCGATAGCGTTCGATATTATATTACGACACGACTCATCCTCCTCATGAAGCATCAGATTCTTGGAGCTATGCGTGATCGGTACCCACTTCAGCTTGGCCGTGGTGACCAATATGGAATACAACTTTCCTACCAATCCATACTTTCTCTTGAAATTATCGTTTAGTTCCCTCTGTTCCTTTGAGGTCAAGGAACTATTACCATATACGTCCCCGCCACTATCATCGCATATAATACCCTTAGGGCCTCCATCGATTATCAACGTGTTACGGGCAGACATCTGGTTGATCCAATTATTTACCGGCTTTGACAAGCTATCTACCGTAGTCTCAAACCTTAATTCTGACTGATACCCACCAATGATAGCGGTCGAGTCGGACACGATGAAATAATCATCCTTCTCCAAGTTGATCCTCTCTCCATTCCATTCTATGTACGCCTCTGATATTATCCCATCCAAATCACTTTGAGACCATAATTTCCCGCTAAGGATCACGTGGAACAACTCCGGGGGAATGATCCACATGGATATGGGCAACTCTCCCGGTATAGGCCTTAGCGTGAATATCGGACAAAAGCCAAAGGCTTTCATGGTCATCTCGACCTGTTTGTTAAACTGCCTTCCGCTTTGCAAAGGATTTGGACGAGACAGGAATCTTCTCATCTTCTCAAATCGGGGATATAAGGAGTCGGTTTTTCCATCCCTTGTCTTATACATGCCATGCTCGTTGTCATTCTTGTCCACGACATAAAACTTGCCATTGGAGAACATGGAGCCGGCCTTGTCCGTTACGGTAGCGAATGGCGTACAGACTCTCAGAGCTAACGCCTTTCCGGAAATAGATGACATATCAATCTTAAAATCATTACGTTCAAGCAATGAGGATAATCCGGACATATACCATATATTCCCTCCATTGTCCACATCCACTTGGCCGACATGCCCCAGCATAGACATTGACTTGACACTCGATCTAGTGTCAAACCTCAATATCGAAGGCAATAATTTGTCATACCAACTCATAGCGTACAAATAAAAAGAGCCATACCCCACAGGATACGACTCCCGCCGGGTATGGCTCTTAGGCTCTAATTTCTTTATTTTTATGTTACCGCAAATATAATCATATTCGGATAAACATCAAACAATTATCACTAAAATTACTAGGTCTTGTTTTTTATGCGCTCAGCCAATGCTGACAATACGCTTATAGCCTCAATATCCGATTTTTCCCTATAATCCAAGACGCTTTCAACAAACCTCAAGTATCCGTCATCTTCATCGTAATCCTTACGAAAAAGAAAATGATCCCGAATAAATTCAGAATGTGCCTCTATTCTTCCCGCAACATTCGCTGGCAAGCTCCTGCCTCGAACGTCATTGAGATAATCCCTTAGATTTCGAACGTATGTAGCATTGAACTTATCACATTCAACATGCACCAAAAGATCGCCTTTCCCCAGCCTTGAGGCCATATCCTCCTCTTTTATACGATCATCGAGGATTGAAGCGTCCGTAATGTAAACAAATCCTCCCTTGACCATGCACTTAGCGTAGACGAACTTTCCTCCATTATCCGGATGAATCTCAACCAATCCGGTCAATCCAGACAAATCCACCATGCTTTGATCATAATATCTCATATCGCTTTCTTTTATAGTGTTTCTTTTTCTTCTCAACGAGAAAGCCGTATATCTATCCTTTAATATCTCCGTGACAAAATAACGTTTTGCATCGCTAAGGTGACCGGCCTTCTCGTAGGACTGACCCGTAATCTTATCCTTTACCCTCTGCTTGAGCATCGCCCCGTTGACATCCTTCTTTACGGTGATATAATCGTTTATCGATGTCTCGCAACTCTCGTCGATCATGATGGACACGTCTTTTATATCTCCAGAATATATTGCGTTGATAAACTCTCCTGTCATGGATACGGAAGGGTTCGATCTAGGCAGCCTGTCCTCGCTACGGAATCTCTTGTCTATACCCTCCTTGAACTTATCGAAAAAAGACCTCTTATCGTCATCTATCGTATTCCCGGCCTTGGTCGATACATCCCCATAAAGATAGACCATATCATCATGCCCTATCCCCTCCAGATATTCAACGGCGATCTCGGCGGCCTTGGTGACCGTGTTGAACGGATCGGACGGGGTTTCCTCGTGAATCTGCCTTATCCTCGTTATATCCCCGGTCTCAACCTGCCAAAAAGAGATGGAGATATAAGGCAGGACGTTGTTATCTATCGATATATGCACGGGAGCCTTGACATATGGGCACTTGCCCTTATGCTTGGCGGGGTCGAAGGCGTGGAAGAACTCGCCACCCGTCCTTATCGTCCCCCACTCTCCCAAGGCGTATATCAGATAATAAGCGTAATCCCTTTCCTTGTCCCTCTCGAAATCCGCTATCGTCTGAGCGTCATAAAAGCCATACGTGCCATCAGGAGACCCTACGACCCAGAAATTATTAAGATAGGTGGACTTGATGATAACCATATCCGGGCGGTGCGTCTCGTAAGTCTTTTTTCTTGGATTGTATATGGTCCGCTCGGAATTGACCCATTTCCTTCCTACCTCGGAATATTCCTTTGGCAAAACCTTGCCCGTTACGCTATCCTTGAGCCTACCGTACAGATGATTGTCCACCTCGGTCAATGTCTCGGTATCAAATATCTTTTTCTTGATCCAATGATCCTCCGATATCGGGTTAAATAGAGCTACGATCTTCTGTCCCTTGCGACCACGGAGACGCTTCCTTATCTGCTTTAAGTCGGATTCATCGAACTCGGATATCTCCTCGCAAAACACGTACTGATAAGATTCTAGACCCTTGATCTTCTCCGGATCGTCCAGCCCTTTGAACCGGATAATGGAACCGTTGAAACACCTTATAAGGTTTTCTTGGAATTTGAAAAAAGTATCTATATGCAATGATTTAGCCGCCTCTTGGAACGTCTTGTAGATACTGTCCGCTATGGTTGCTCCGGTCTTCCTAAAGACAATCGTGTTATAGCCCTTGGATATACATTCCAACAGGAAGGCTTGGGCCGCTGAGAAAGACTTGGCGGAAGACGATCCCCCGTACATGAAGATGAACCTTATATCGTCATTCCCCAACGCCAGCTTCAAATGGTGAAAGTTCGGATTGAACCTCTTGTAGCTTATTATCCTCCTGTTATCTGTCTCAGCTCCCAAAATATTAAATATAGAACAATTATAAAATTATAGACCTCGTATTTTTTCTAATAAACATAGCCATTTATTTAAAAATAGAACACTATTCATCTATTCCGGTATCTATTCCTATCAGCGATTTGCCAAGGTCTACCACGGTTGGAGCGTCAAAGCCAAGCATCTTGCAGATACGCTCTATGGCTTTCAGCTTATCGTGCATCTCTATCTTGACATATTCCACGTCAATGATCTCCGGGTCATCGCTCGTCCCTATATTTTTCTTCAGGATTTTAGTAGATATGCTCTTGATAGCCGACTTCTCCTTGTCCGTTAGACTCTCGAACTCCTTGCGCTCTATCCATGTATTGTGAAGATGGGCTATGGACGAGAACGCTATGTTACCTAACTCGCCCAGTAATTTCTCCTTGGTTATATCAGATTTAACTTTCTGCTCCTCTTGCAGTTCCCTTACCCTTGACTGAACCTTGACATCATCCAATAAAGCTGAAGCCTTCTCCCATACGGACTTATCTTTCCATTTTTCGCAAGAGTAGGCACGCCTGTACGCCTCGGAAGCGTTCCCGCCGCACTCGATATAATAATTACAGAAATTCTCTTGTTTTTGTGTCAACCTCTTCATTTTCCCATAACGATTTTGATTTCTTTCTTGCATTTCTTGCACCAGCAATAATAGACCCCCTTGGAGCCATAATCATAGTGGCCAATCCAATTATGATGGACAGGACAGTAAACGTCCACTTGTTGCCTTTGAGATGAGTTGTTAGAAAAATCCATAAGTGACCTATATTATATTGTTAAACATAATATCCAATCAATAATACAAGTCACAAACTTGAAGCAAATATAGACAAAATTCTTTATATCCTAAAATAGCAAGGTTAAATTGGGTATATTCGCGGGTGTTAATCATTTATATACCATGAACGAGGAACTTAAACAATTGCTTGCGTGGTTTGATAACTACGAGATAACATTTAACGAGATCCGGTTAAGCTTGTGTCAATACATATTTGACCTACGGAAATTTATATCGGTCCAAACGAACTCTGTCCGGAAAAATTGGGACAATCCGACATTTGAGTATGATATTTTGAGCCTATATCAGCTTAAAAAGGTGCTGGAGGAAAAAGAGAAAGAAAATAAGGAATGACAATCATTGTATCGAGGATATTCCCTAAATTTGTATAGTGTTTAACTAAATAACTAATATCATGGCAAGAACAACGGATTACAAGTTAAAAGGAGAGAAAATCAAAGATCAAATAGACGAGTTAGTAACCGCTCTTTTGGAGGAGAGGAAAAATTCCTTTGACGATAACAGTAAGAAAGTAAAGGTTGCAAATGTAGATCTGGAAGGGTTGAGCAATCTTGAGTTGCAGCAGTTACTGGTTAAGATATCGAAACTCCTGCAAGAAAGGACAAAATAGTTCTATTTTTCGCATCGCCAAAGTATAACGCCCGTGTTTTTTCTGACACGGGCGTGTTTTATTGGTCTATTTATCGCTAAACCTTCATCTTTCGCTCCAAGACATCAAATCCTTTCTCGACCTCTGTGTTGAGCACCTTCGCATAGATTTGTGTTGTTTTTATATTTGTATGACCAAGCATCTTGGACACCACCTCCATCGGAACACCATTATTTAACGCGAAAACCGCAAACGTATGGCGCGCACAGTGCGTAGTCAGATTCTTGTCAATCTTTGCGAAACTAGCGGCGACTTTTAAATAATCGTTATATTTCTGATTACTTATTACCGGAAGATCAAAATCATATTTTCTTAATATCTCCATGGCGGGAGACAGCAAGACTATGAAATAATCCTCATTGGTCTTTACACGCCTATCCGCTATAATAAACTTATTCCCCCTCCGCTCTACATCGCTCGCGAAGTCAAACTTATATAAATCCGAATAGGCCAACCCTGTATAGCACTGGAACAAGAAAAGATCCCTCACCCTGTTTACGCTAGGATCGGTTATACGACATCTTTCCATCCTTCTCATCTCCTCATACGTGAGATATTTCCGTTTATCCGACTTTCCCCTGTTGATCTTAAGCCCCACATAAGGATTCTCTGAGATTATACCGAATCTTATGGCCTCGTTTATATAAGCCTTCATATTCTTATGGTAACCATACACGGTAGTATCCTTAATACCTTTGCTTCTCAAGTAATCATCGAACATAGTTATATTGGAGCGGGTCAAATCATGAAAGTAATTGATCCTCCCAAAATCCTCCAAAACCTTAACCAATGTCCTATAATGCTTTATGGTTCCTTCCGCACGGTCTTTTCTCTCATCAGTCCTCCTAACGATAAAATCAATGAAAGAATCCGATTCCGAGCTATTTTTCAAGAAAACGTCCAATGACTCGAAATCGAACGGGACCTTTCGACGTATCAATGAGTTCACGTACTCTAGGATATTAGACATCATCAAGTCCAGCTTCATATTCAAGTCCAACGAGTCGGGTCGAGCCGTGACCTTTCTTTTGTCATCCCATTGATCGGCGTATACCTTTACACCCGTACCAATCCATTTTCTCTTTCTCTCAGAGCATACCTCGATCTGCACAAGACCTTTTTTCTCCTTGGTTGCGACCTTCTTTCGATCGAACACAAACCTTAATGTTGGATATTCCATGATTGATTTGTTTTTTGGTATCACAAAATTGAAAACGGTATCACAATAGTAACAAACAGAAGTGTCAAATGTTCAATTTGAGCGTTAATACAGGTTAATATCGTGACAAAACAAACCCTTTATCCCTTGTTGTAATAGGCTGAAAACCAATCTAATCAACTATAACACAATAAAAAAGGGGACATCTTAAAGATATCCCCTCGTGATCGGGCTGGGGTTATATCTCGTTCTTCAACAATCTGATACACAGATTAATTAATTTAATTG